GCGCTTCCTCCCCGAACTCGATGTCCGGCAGAGCAAATCCACGCAAACTCGTAGGCGCAGTGGCGACGATCTCGCGCACCGACTGTTCTGAGACTTCGCGCTTCTCCTGCTGTCCCGCCCTGCGCGCCACGACTGGCGAGAGGAGCCGCACAACATCCTCAGCGGTTTGTAGGCGCATCTTCCGTTCGGCCGAATAGGTCGCTAGCGACACAAGCTGCGTGACTGGCAAGTTGTCTGTAGGGGTTCTGTTGTCCCAGTTGTGCAACAGTTCTAGATTGGCACCAAAGATGCGCGGGTCTACGTTTCGCCGCGCCGCATCTGCCGCCAGCGCGATAGCTGTCACTGCATCTGTATCCACGACGGGACCGATGGCGCGTAGTAGCTTGGATATGGCCGCTGGGTCCACATCGGATATCCCGGTCTTGCGGGCACCCGCGCCCTGCGCTGCCGACTGAATCATCGCTCCGACGATGGCGGGTTCCACATCGTTAGATAGGCGGCGCAGCGTCGAGAGGCGCAGCGGCCCCCCAAAGATAGGATCGAAATACTCATGGAGCTTGCGGCGGCCCCACATATATTGCGGAGGCACATCCAGCTCTCGTGCGATGAGCTTTGCCGACCGCTTCACATCCGGATCGTCTAGCCCCGTTATCGACCAAACAAAGCTGGCCGGCAAGAGGGAGAACGTCTCACGTTCTATCTCAGTAACCCGCGCAGTTGGTGTCGTGGTAGTAGTTGTACCGAGCAGCGTCGGTGCGGGTCTGGCTGCTACCGGTTCAACTTCGGGTTCGTCCTCTAGCCTGGGCCTCGGGCCGCGATGCGGAGACCGAGGCATTTATAGGCCCCTGCGGAGCCTAGTGGCGAACGCCCTCACTTCATCCGGGGCATTGGGTTGTGAGGCCATCTGGTCGGCGATCCGCTGCAACATCCCCTGCTGCGACTCAAAGGCATATGGCGTGAAACTGGCTCCTGGGCCAAAGGGCGCTCCCTGCGTTAGCGGCTCATCGGGCCGGTCGGTTGGTGAGAATGCGAAGACATCCTCATCGTCGCGTGGCTCGAACCGCTGATCGCCTGGTTCACCGGATGCCGCTACCTCTGCAACCTGCATACCAAGGGAGGCCGCTTCCAGGTCGGCCACTTGCTGCGCGGTTCCACGCGGCAACTCATTCCCGGTCTTGTAGGCCGGTCCCGGCGTCTGCTCGGGGCGTGGCATTACTTCTTCTTTCGCTTACGCGCCTTGGTCTTCATCATCTTCCGCATCTGCTTGTCGGACATCATGTGCCCGCCAGCCATGCGGTGCTTCCCATGCGCCGCCATCACGAATGCGGATTCCGATAAAGAACCCACTCGACGGCCGAGCGTAGCCGCACCCATCCGGCCTTGGTCGCATCGTCGGATGCCTTGGCGATCTGGCGATCTACGAAGGCCAGCACCGTTTCCCAATCCCCGTTGAACCCTGAATCCTTAGCCACGCTTCCTCCGTTTCTTCCGTACCTTCGACCCGTATTTCTTGGTCCACTTCTTGGCTATCTCAGGATGCCGCGCCCACAGGAAGCGGCGCTGGCGCTCCGACTTGAATGGCATTACCTCGACCCCACCAGTAACTCCTCAAGCGGTGGAAGGTTTGCCTGGTTCGGCTGCTCCCCCCGCTGTGCGCCGGCTATGCCCGGTGCCCCTCGCGGCTCCCGCGAGCGCGGAGGCTCGGCGAGGGGCGCGGGCGCTTCCGGGCCAACCACGTCGATCACCGCTTGGAACAGCGACTTGCCTTCCTCCGAGAACTGTCTGTGTATCTCCGCAAGTTGCGCGGCGGTCAATGCGCCCTGCTGTGCCTGCACCGTAAGGCCAGCAAGGACGGCACGCTCCACCTGTTCCAGCGCCTTCTTCTTCCGCTCGGCGGGCGGGTTCTCCACAAGCGGTGATAGCTCGGCGGCGGTTTCCTCGGAGATGAGGCCCTGTCCCTGCGCCCAGTTCTGAAGGATCATCACGTTCGCATTGATCTCGTCCAGACCCGCAGCGAAGCCGTAGACAACTTCATTACGATAGGCACCGGCTATGTCGCGCTTGGCGCGGTACTTCTCGCTGAATGCATGACCGCGCTGGTAGCCATAAATCTCCTTCTGCACATCCGGGCTTGCCTCATCCGCACGGAATGCCAACTCATTCGCGGCGACCAGCATCGGGGCCAGTGTGTCGCGCTGGATTGACCGCACATGGTCAATCATCTGCGACTGTGTAGCCGTGATGCCTGCCGCTGAGATGATGGACTCATCGGGATTGCCCGAGCGGGAGGCCGGCATGAGGGCGGCCCTATCTGCGAAGTCGGCGAGCTGGCGCATGAGCTGGTAGTTCTCGAATGGGGCCGTGCCGCTGGTCACGTATTCGAACACCGCGTCCGGGCTCTGCATCTCCAACACCGCATCCGGTCCCCATTCCTCAGGGTTCCGCATATTCCAGACCTTCTTCATTGGATAGACGTGATCTACCGCAGAGTCGAGGTGTAGCGTCATCAGGCGGTTCCACACGTTCATGATTGCGTAGGAGCTATCGAAGTCTCCGCGATACACATTGTCTGCGGAGGGGCGTGCCCCGACCGCGATGGGGCATTTGCCCATCCCGTGTTCCTCGTAGACTAGGGTTTCGGATAGCTTCTGTTTGTCACGTAGCAGGTGGGCAGCAACCACGATCACGTATTCGTCATCGTAGAACTCGATCACCGTCACGCGGCTCGGATCGCGCACACCCTTGTTCTTTGCGAATCGTGTCAGTCGGTCTAGTTGGCCCTCCGCGTTGAAGCGGCGGGCGACGGTACGCGCCTTGTCGTTGTAGGAGTAAATGAAGTCATCAAGGAAGGGGCCGGGAGAGAAGATGGGAGAGGGATAGCTGTAGCGCGGATCACAGCGAGTGAATGCGGGGAATCGCTCGGATGGTTTGCGGCCGTAGTCGGGCAGCACCTTCACCGCTGCCAACCCGGTAGCCATCGAATCGAACGCCCAGCGGATGATGTCGGAGCGGACATTGGACTGATACCAGTAGCCGCTCAGAATGCGCTCGCGCTTCTCCGCCGCCATCTTCGCAGCGTCCGACACTTTCTCGGGGCGCACCGCCAATGTCGGGCGGCCGGAGGCAACCAGGCGGGCGCGGTCTTCGATAGCAAGTCGCAGGACGTTGGGAATCTTGGCTAGGCCCTCAGTCCGAACATAGTCGGGCCACACCACTTCCCAGTTGTCGGAGTAGATGTTGTCAAAGACGCCCTTGCGCTCGGCCCAATCACGGTATGTGTCGGTACGCACCGTGTATTCGTCCGTGATCTGGTCGGACTGGTACTTGCGCTCAGATAGAATGTCGGGTAGTTCCCGAGGGTCTACGGCCATAGCTAATCTATCTCCTACCTACTAGGTCTAGGGCTTGGCGCTCTTTCTTCCACCGCAGGTAGCGGCTGTCGGCCCACGCCGGCGCCCTGCGCTTCGGTTGCTGCATCGGGGCTATCCCGCGTCGGATGATGTCTCGGGCCTCCGACTCGGCGAACAGGGTCGCCATCACCATGTCTCGGATTAGATGCCAGGAGCGAGCCGTCGAGGGCTTGGGCCGCCAGTTGGCACACTGCGCGATGTAGGGGTCGATCTTGGCCTGCGCCGCCGTGTCGGCATATGGCAGAGATATCAGCCCTTCGTTATAGAGGGCTCCTACCGAGGATATCGAGAAGTCGGTTTCCTCTGCCCTTGCACCGGTGGCGGTGACAGTCTGGTATCGCAGAAGTGATATGCCAGCCGATACTGCATCCTTGCGAAGCTCCTCATAGAGCGCGGCCTGTGTGTTGTTCCACTCAACGACGATGGCCCGCGCGTGATATCGGTGCGCCATCTCCATGACCAATCTGGCCACATTAGGCCAGTTAGCCAACCCCTGTCGGTTCTCGATATCGACCAGAACGCGATGCCGCGTCTGCGGGTTCACTCCCCAGGCCGCGATGGCACAATAGGCGGCGATGGCCGGGTCCACCCCGATCACGACCTCAAAGCCGGCCGGGACCGTACCCAGGCGCAGGTCATAATCGCGGGCCTCCAACATCTTCTCGCGGTTGAACGCAGCCCCCGCGATCTGCACTTCCTCCTGCATCCAGTTCGAGTACCACTTGTCTCCGACCTCGAACTTCTTTCGGGCAAGAGCCTCCCAGCTCCATAGGTCGGGGCATAGCACTCGCTTCTTAGCCTCGTTCGTGATGGCCGGGTACTTGACCAGCGGCCACACGTACTCGCCGGCAGAGTCGGGGTCGCAGTAACGCCCCATGACCGCTTCGTAGAAGTCACCGGGGCCGATCCTTGAGCCGAGCACTATCAACTTCCCATGCTCACCAAGGCGGGACAGCCATTCGTGCTGCAACTTGTCGAGTAGCTTCTGCACGTTCTCTGGACCCTGCGAGTCCGTATCCTGAATGTCATCAAGGATCACCAGGTCCAGGCGGTTGCCTAGGATGGCTGAGGTGACGCCCTTGGCCTGCATGGAGGGGTCTTTCTCTCCCGATGTACGAGTGGCAAGCATGAATGCCTCGGCACCCCATGACCGCCCGCCCCACTCCCGCTGCGGCTTGACCCCAATCAAAAACTCATCTATGCGTGCTGCCATATCCCCCTCCTTGTTTTTTTCTCAAGCAGCCCGTGAGACCTTCACCCGGATACATGAGTCCACCCC